TTGCTTCCTCATCTTTCCATTTAGCACGTTTTCTAACGGGTTTAGGTCGATTAGGATCAACAGGGGATAAAACAAATCCATCTTCTTTTTTTCCATAAACTGTTTCATTATCTGTTTCGGTTATTACTTCATTTATTTTCATTATATAATCCTATATTGTGCTAAGTTACTTTCGTCGGGTAAAAATTTACCTGTTAGCCCCAATTTCTTTTGGTTGTTAACCCAATATTCTTGCATATCTTCAGGAATATCTGCTCTAGATGAATCTAATATTTTTAAATATACATCCAATACTTCGTCGTACATTGGATGATCTTTAATAGCATTGTGTAATTCATGATAACTACTTAATTCTTCAACACTTATATTCATATCATAAAGACTATTAAGTAAATCTAATGCTTCGTCTGGTGTACTTGCTTCTACTTCTTTTGTTTCCATATTCATTACACCATATACATGTCTAAAAGAATATCCTTGAGCATTAAACATTGCTAACATTAATTGTGTTCTATGCAATCCTTTTACATTTTGTGATTGTCCTTCAGTCGGAGGTGTTACTGAACCATATGAAAATTTAAGCCAAGGTAAATGTCCTACCATCCAATCAATTTGTATACCTACATTTAAGTTTTTGCCTTGGGTATCAAATTGAGGGAACATTCCATATGCCTGTCCTGGCTGAACTTTTTTTGGTTCCATATGTATATTGGGTGCATGTTCATTTACATATTCACTAATTAATTGTAATATTGCTTTTACAGCAACTTGTTCATCTGAAGAAGCTCTTGCTCGTTTTTTAAGTAAATCAAATCGTTCTGTGAATTGCGGAGGAGTTATATTCCAATCTTGGTATGAATCTTCAATGCCTTTTGGAAACATTATAGTTGCATCTATTGCTAGATCAATGTCGCCACTTGTTGGTGTCTTTCCAACAGAACCAACAGGTATAAAATTTTTAGGATTAATATTGGCGTTTGGAAATACTTGTTTTAATTCTAAAAAATATCTTTGTAAAGTAGGTTGTATGTTTTCGCGGTCAATTCGTTTAGTATTACCACCAAAGACATTACCACCTTCACAAATTGCTTTTATTGAGGATTTTTTTCGATGAAAGTCTTTCCCAAGACGACGGCTTAACCGCCCCGGACCTTTATACTTTCTACGTTTAAAAGGCTTAAAATCATTTAAGATATCGTTTATTTTCATCTTTAACTCTATTCATACCGCGGTTGAACTTTCGAGGATCCTCAGTCTTTATGGAGTTAAACAATCTTTTTGTTAAATCTTGTGCATCTTCTTCGGAATAGGTTTCTTTAATAAGATGAACCAAATTAATAACACTTGTAATAACATGATCGGCTCTAGATTCAACGATCATATTTTTATCTTTTCTCGGAACAATTGAATTTATTTCTTCTAAGATACTTCTAGTTTGTTTTTCCAAAGCCTCAACCTCTTTTATATATTTAGCTATAAATACTAATATGCGAGCGTACCTATTAGAAAGAAATCCTAGTCCTTACAGATTAGGAGGATACACCGACGACCAACTTGACGCATTTTATCAAGCTTCTGCTCCAGTAGAAGACATAACACCAATTACTACGACTATTGAGGCTATTCCTGCTTTAGCCTTACATCCCGATAATGCGAATATAGGTGAAGAAATTAAAAGTAATGCCTCGCAAGCAGTAACAAGTATATGGCAAAATAGACCTCTTACTAACGAGGGGAGAGATTCATTATTAAAAGTTTTAGTTTATAGTTTTCAATAATGTTTTTAATTTGTCTGCGTGATCAACAGATTCATCAACTACTTGATTTTCGTGAATTTTATTCATAGTTGATTTCTTTTTAATATTCTCAAAAATTGAACTAGACGTTTGTTCTTCCTGATCTTCTTCAGATAAATCTCGCAGTCTTAACGTGTTTAAATCAAATTCTAAATCGACTTTTTGTCCAACACCACTACTAGATCTAGTTTTCATAAACTGTATTTGTATTCGTCCACGTTCTCGCATTGCTCGTGAACTGAATATACCTATGACATTATCTGCTGTTTGTATTTTACTAAGTCCGCCTGCAATATGACTATGATCAAATTCGATCTCATCTACCGCACCTCTGTTTAACTGCGATGCTGTTGCAAATAAAATATCTAATTCCACTGATAAGTTTCTAAGTTCTTCACTAACAAATTTGTCTTTAATAAACAAATCACTTGGAGGAACTTTCTTTTGTGCAGGCATCATTAAATCTAAATAATCAATTAATATACAATCAGCTCGTATACCTGTTTGTATTGTATACTCTTTTAAATATGCTCGTATATCATTTACTGTACAGCCACTTGTTAATTGTACTATTTGAATCGATCCTGCTTTTTTCTTCTGCATTTTAATACGTAAATCAACATCATCTAAATTTTTATATAAATCTCTTGTAGAATACCCTGTATTCATTGCATCCATACGCATAGCAGTTAAGTTTTCACTAAGTTCTAAACTTACATATACAACATTTAACTTCATTAGCGACCAGTTTAATGCAAGATTTTGCAGGAATATACTCTTACCTGCTCCACTACCTCCTGCAAATATATTAAGTTCGCCTTTATTAAACCCACCAAACAGTTTTGAATCCATAGTTTGCCAACCAGTACTTGTACCTCCGTTTAATGTTTTTAAGTTACGTAATCTTTCTGCAGGTTCTGTATAATAATCTGTACCTAAATTTTTTGCCAAACTAACTTGTACTGCATCTTTAATTAATTTTTCTACTGCGCCAAATTGATTTTCTTCTAATAAATCTGTAGAATTAAGAATTGCATTTGCAAGTGCTTTGTGTTTACAAAATTGTTCAAAGTCATCTAAAAACCATTCGTCATGTCGTTCATCGATATCTTTAATTAGTGTAAATTCTACACCGGTTTGTGCTTTAAGTTGTTCCGGTGTTGGTACAACAGAATATCCGTTTACATGTTCTTGTATAAACTTAACACTTTTTCTTAATTTTCGATCAAAATATTCTGCATTTATAATCGCCTGACACCTTGCATATAATTCAGGATCCGATAACAAAAACTCAATATAAAGTTTTTGCATATCTTCTGTATATTCTTTTTCAACTACTTCCATTGTTTTGCCTTAACTTGGATTTTTGTTGTATTGTATTCAACAAATTCTAAAATACTTGTTAATGTAAATAATCTACCATATACTGATACTGCTTCAGCACAATCTTTTGCTTCGTCCCATGGAGGAAAACTAACAGACCAACCTAAATCAACAACTTGTCTAACCATTTCCATTCCTGGTTTATCTTGGTCTGGGACAAAAATAACTTCTTTGTTTAATTGATTAATTATAGTTGCTTGTTTATAATTAATTTTATTGCCGCCTATAGCAACACCATCGATAGCAACTGCATCAAACGGTCCTTCAACAACTATAACATATTTTCTTTCTTTAGCCTGTGCATCTAAATTGAAAACAAAATCTTTACTCTGTTGTTGGTAATACTTAGGATATTTATATTGTTTTTCACCTACCCAACGAGCCGTATATCCTACAATTTTATTTTTATATTTGTAGGGCAGTATTATTCTATTTTTCATTTGTCCAAAATCCGATGGACTATAATACCATTCTGTTAAATCCAATAAACCTCTATTAGCAACATATTCTACAGCATTAATAAATTCTTGTGTTGGTTCGCATTTAAATATAGGTTTTGATTTCGGCGGTAATATTATTTCGGGCCAATTTGGAGTAATGCTTTGTTCTTTCTTTTTTGTAAATGTTGTAGCATCGGCTTCGTCTGCTTTTCGTAAAACTTCTAGTGTTACCCGTTGTATTTTTTCTCTAGGTACTCCTAGTCCTTTAAGTAATTTTTTAAATTTATCCGAAAATCTTTGAGGGAATTTCCATCCTACTTTAAAACCACAGTTAAAACAATGATACACTACAGATTCATCAGCAAATATAAAACCGCCACGTTTCCGTGTATCAGGCCTAGACTGGCCAAATTGAGTACACATTGGACAATTTAAAGTTATCCAACCGGACGGGCTTCTTTTAGAGCCAAGAGGCAAGTAAGATGATACTAAATCTTGTACAATATTCATATACTTATTTTACGTTCTATAGAGAATTTTGTCAACCCCAGATGTTCCAGAATCAGCAAGAAACGAAAATCGTACCCACATTAGATTAGAAGAAAAATTGAACGGAGTTATTCCGGTATGAGCAGAAAATGTAACATAATCGGTAACCGATCCCATTCGTATTGGAAACCATCCTGTACTTGAATCAGCATACGCATCTAATGTTCCGTCAACATATAACTTACCAGTAAATGCTGTAGTATATGCCGCAAAGGTATGTAATCCGTTACCATCGTTACTCTGTGCATCTCCTGCATACCCGCTACTATACATTTGATCTTCGTTGGTTTTGCCATTATTCTGTGGATCAATTGCAAACGAATTAACAACAACCGTAGATGACAGTTTAGGCAACGAACCATCTAATACTTGGATTGTTGCTGTTTGCTTATCATTATGATCTGTAAATAATGGTTTGGTAGACCCTTCGTTGTTAGTGTAAGTAAATGCTATATCGTATAATCCTTCATCGATACCTGCAACATCAGAATCTAAAATAGTAAGTTGTACTTTACCTGCATGATCATCTTCGACCTTACAAGTTCTAGAAAATATAAGTTGTTTGTTTTGATGATTAACTAAATTGGCTTGTATAATTTGACTAGTTAATTTAACGGGTTTTCGGTCCTCGTTTTTTACATCAAAGTTAATTGTATTGTCCACACCCTTATAAACTTTTAATATTCTGTTGTTCATTGGCGCATTTCTCGTTTTTGAGGGTCCGCTAATCAACAGTAAATGTTGAGTATGGATGTAATCATATAATGTTAATGATTGTGCCATCGCTACACCTGCTATAATTATTTATCATAAATACTCTGAAGAGGTAATATGGAAGTTACAGACGAACATAAAGAATTATTAGATCGATTCCCATTTTTAAGTTTATGTAAACACGGTAGTGGAGAGTATGTTGGAATCGTTCAAAATCAATGCAACACCGTGTGTTCAGTATATGTTTATTCTCAATTAAAAGATACAATAGAAAAAGAAGATTTTTTAGAATTAGGAGAAGAATGGTGGGTAGAATCAAATCGGATGATACCTATTAACATTGTTCTTAAATCTAGATTTGAAAAATTTCAATACTGTCTTATGACATTTAATGCTAAAGATTTTGAAGTGTTATATGGACCTTCTATTAGTTTAGCAAATATCTTGAAAAAAAGAATTAAACGACGCCAAATACAATTAGTTAGAAAAGTTGATTGAATCAACAAGTAGATTTAATTGTACTACAATTGCTAGGGCATAACTCATAGCATGAGATTTTTTAAAATAATATGAATTATCGATTGGTTTTAGCCATACTTGTTTTTGTATCGATTGCCACGATTCTCCCAGTAGTGGTCGCTTTGCTGGTCTTATGATCGCAAGTACCATAGCAAGTTGTTCTACAGATTGCGGTTTCATTTGTGAAACTATATTGAAATGATCATGTATATGAAATAATTGTTCTACTATTTCACTATGCTGAAATAGTTCCCAATCAGGTTCAGTATCTATTAATCGTAGTAAATGTTCCTCGTTTTCTACATCCTTATACATGTTTACATTAAGGCAATCTATTTTAAAATATCCTAATTCTTCTGCTTTTTTATAATCTAATGTAGCATTGCCTGTAAAAGGATCAACTGGAATCTCATGAAAATATATACCAGTATTATGTCGAGTAACATTATTATTTTTAATAATAGATGCCGGAATATGATGTAACTTATTAAGTATATCAGTACGATCTTTAAAATCAATATCAATATCAGTCATGAAAATATTCGTCTATAATTTTTAAATTATCGTCAGGTTCTGTTACTTTCTTTTCCCAAAATGGAATATCTAAAAACTGCCCAACTAAACCTAACTGTTCGTTGTTTAACCGTTTAAGAAGTTGATTGCCAGTACTAGTACCAAGAATAACCCAAGGACTAATACGTCCGGTACATATAAGATGTACTGCATTAAAAGACGAAACTTTATTAAAAAATGTTGTCCAATGTTCATTTTCTTTTAACCCCCATTCTTCTGCTGTTAGTATTGTTCGTTCAATTGCCCTTAATGGCAATTCATAACTTAAATATTTTTTAAGAAACCTATCAAACGTTTCTCCTTTTGTCCAATCTCGTAATTTTATCGATTCATTAATAACATAGCCTATAAATTCTTTTTGTAAATCAGAAGTTAATTGTAACTCTAATACATGCCTACCAAACTTAATAAATTCCATAAAATATTTAGATTGGGCAAACTCAATATAATCTTTATGCTTTTTTTGTTGAGGCATTGTAACACGATAAAAATCTAAATATACAAGAAACCCTACCTTTACATGAGGCTCCTTAGACATTTTTGATCTACGTTTTTGTTCACATAAATGGACTGCAAGAGTACTCTCTTTTTTAAAACTTTTACTGCAATATTTGCAAGTAAACGATTCAACTAAAGATTTTTTTGATTTGCTTATCACTGATACCGTGTTGCGTTGCATAATCTTTAATACCTTCTATAGTATTTAATTCTATTAATGTGTCTATATCTCGCTCTTTTGTTGTCGGCAATACTTCCATTAACCATTGTTTAATTTTATTCTTTTTACCTTTTTTCCCAGGTCTAATAAATTCATGAAAAAAGTTTTTGCCTGTACCAACAAGTTGAAGCAACAACCATTGAAGTTCTTTGTGCTTTCGTAAATCACTAAAATGAACATTAACGAATTCGTTTGTCATAACTAAGTGATGGTAAACAAGTCTCCAGGGCCCTTCTTTTATATTAGATATATATCGCATTAACAACCAAGGACTAAAATCATTCTGTTCCTTCTCAGTTAACGTACTGTATAATTTTTTATTCTTTCTATCTATTCCGTTTAGTGCTTTTCTTAATTCCATGAAATACCAATAAATACTATATGCGAAACCCCGACCTTCTTAAAAAGTATATTTTAACACATTTACCTTGTAAATGCAACATAAAAGGCGCAAAATCTGTAAAAGATTATAAAGTAAAAAGTCTTAAAACTGCTATTGTTACAGACATTGATAATAACACGGCTGTATGTACTTTAGTTCAATCTGCTGATCTTGAACAAAATGAATTCTCAATTTTTGCTCCTATGCCAAACACAACAGTCGGCGCAGGAGGTTCTGTTCGAGCAATAATGTCATTAGAGCATATAGAATTTGTAAGTTCTACTAATCATGCACTTTTTCCTGGTTTTTTATATACAGTACCTAGTGGTGCATTTATGTTTCCTGCTTCTTTTAACATTATAAGTGTTGAAAATAATATTCCTAAATTTAATGTTGTTAGTTCAGGGGATTATAGTTTATTGCCTCCTACACAAAATATAATACCAACAACAAAAATTGGTAGTGGTGACATAACAGTTAATCTATCATTTAAAATAGATAAAATTAAAGTTGAACGACCAGGCATAAAATATTGTGATCCTATATTATCATTTTCGCACGGAGATGTTGAAACAAAAACAAAATTAGAAAATGGATACTTACGAGATGTAGAAATTATTTCTGGCGGCTCAGGTTTTAAAACTTCACCTAATATTACTGTAAATCCAGGACCTATATGGGATTATGTTACTGCTTTTAAAGGTAGACACATTGTTGTCCGTAACAAAACAGTAAATTTATAACCATAATTGTGTAATATCTAATACCTCAGGTATTTTGTTTATTTCTTTAACAATAAAAATACAATTAGGATTTTTAGTATCTGTTAACGGAACAGATAATATATGACCATATTTTAATTTAGGAAAATACCATTTCATTTCAGAATAGATATTAACTATTTTTATTGGAAGGAACTCTGCCATTATGCTCTTTGTAGGATTGTACACAAATGCATTAAAATGTCGATCATTAAAGTTCATTATAGGTAAAACTTCTAAATCACCTATGTCTTTTTCACCTATAACAATACTCCAATCTAAAGGCATTTGAATAGTATGTCCGCCTACTT